GCATCAAATATATTCATATCCGAATCTATACCATATGCAATAACGGCCATTACTGTATCACCTGCACCAGTTACGTCAGCAACTTCTTTGACAGGTTCAACAAAATGTTTATATTCTCCTTGGCTGTTTAGTACGTGCATACCATTCGCACCATCTGTAACAACTAACCAAGTCCAATCTAATTTTTTCATTTGTAGTAAAGCATTATCTTTATCATACTTGCCAAACCATGTTTCGTATTCTTGCATATTAGGTTTTACTAAAAATGCTCCATGATAAAATACACTATCTTGTTTTGGATCAACTAATATTTTAATATCTTTATCTAATAATTTTCCTACAGTATCTCTTTTTACTGTTCCTTTTGCATAATCACTTATACAAACAATATCATGCTTTTTAATATTGTTGTTAAATCTTGTTGCAACATCTCCATCATATGGTACTTCTCTATCCCAACGTACAATGTGTTGTCCACGTTGTCCAACTAATCTTGTTTTAGTTGTTGTAATTTTATGATCCTGTGCTATTGTAACTTCTAATTTACTAGCTTCAACTAATTCTAATAATTTAAAACCTTCTTTATCGTTTCCTAAAGCACTAGTAAGTTCAACCTGTGATCCTAAACTTTTTATGTTAAGTGCTAAATTGCCTGCACCACCTATTGAATATTCTTGATTGGTTTCTAATAGTACTGGTACAGGTGCTTCTGGAGACATTCTATTTGCTTCACCGACTATCCATCGATCTAACATAATGTCGCCGTATACTCTGATCATTTATTCCTCCAGTAAACTAATAAGTTGGAAAACTGTTTGTAATTTTGTTAAGTTTGATTTGCTTTGTAAAGTATTTCTTAATCCTTGGTGCAGAGGCTTTGGCCATTTACCAAAACTTACCCAAGCATATCCATTGTGTTCACCATTTAATACTGGAATAAATTCTTCTTTAACTACACAAAGGTATGTATGAAAATTAAATTTTTCATCATTACTTACAAAAGTTTCTAGTGGAATAGATTTAACAATAGGAGGACATTCTCCTATCTCTTCTTTTATTTCTCTCGTCAATGCTTGATAAGGAATTTCTTCACTCTCATTAGTACCACCTACAAGTCCCCAAACGTCAGCTTGTCGACTTTGTGTTCTATGTAAAAATAAGAACCTCTGTGTATCTAATGTATAGAAGAGAGCTCCACTACAAATAATCTTGTTCATATTAGTAATTATGCTAGAGTACTAGGCGCCAGGTTCCTTTTCGATACTCGCCTTCGAACGTTAAAGTCCATGCAGTACCGTCCCATTTATATTGGACACCTGTATTTAAATTGGTTGTATATGTTACTTCTGGTACTGTTGAATCTTCACCGCTATTACCACTGGCATCAAAAACAATGTTCCAATCATTTCCGTCCCATTCAACAATATCGTTTTCTTTGGCAATTAAATCGCCTTTAGATCCCTTCCAAGCATCAGCACCATCTTCATTTGTTGCATCACCAATATCACCTAATAACAGTACTCTTATACCATTACCTCTTATGTTAGTTGGATTAACTTTACTTGGATCTATAATATAATCTATTGTTCCTTTAGTTGCTAAAGGACCTACTATAACTGTGTTAGTTGGAATAGTATCTTCGTCCCAATTAACAACAATTTGTGTTTCATCTAATGTGTTTATTGCAAAAGTACCTACAACTGAAGTTGTAAATCCTGCTCTTTCAAGATAAATTTTACTTAAACTTGCTCTGTATTGTCCTGGTTGTGCATCAAGTACTGTACGCCAGTTTATTTCACCAGCAATACCATTTTTACCTAGTTGTACAATGTTACCCATTACAATAGCATCATATCCAGACGCAGTTGATACTGCCAAGTTCGCAGTAGACTTGCTTGATTTACCCATACCTGATTTACCTGCTGTTGATGTATCTGAACCTTTGGCCAAGTTTGCATTACTGTCATCGTATCCTTGTAGTTCAGGCATACTATTACTTAGGTCAATAGTTCCTCTGCTTTCATCAAATATACTCATTATAACATTTGTAATAACACCTAGCTTTTTAACTTTAGCAGGTGGACTAATATATATTGGTGTACTAAATCCTAGTGTGGCAACATCAATATCTGTTTCAGTTCCAACCGGAATACTTCTTGAACTAAAGTTAATGTTTTCTAAGTTAACAACTGACAACGAAGTCCAGTCTACATAGTTGTCTGTAGTTTGTATTTCTAAACTAGGATTGAACAGCATTAGTATCTGTTCCATAATTTGTAATTTTTGTTCTGTATTAGTTGACCATATATCTGCTGTTACTTGTAAAGTATATGGAGTAGGCATCATACGTTCAACTGTATAATTTTTACCTTGTGTGTTTAAATATTCTTTTCCTGTTGCATCATATTCTCTTTCTCTAATATGTACCTTACCTGTAAAACTTGGATCAGCAGTTCTAGTTCTGTCCATCTCCATACCTGTTACATACACACCTATACGTGGAGCACTAGGAATTTTATTTTCTGAATTATCTCTTATGATAGCACCTACTTGACGTGTAATATCTCCGTACATAACAGGAACTTGTACTAAAGCACCCTTGCCATCTGCATAAGAGAAGTTACTCAACAGTCTGATTATCTGAGTAATATATCTTCTTATTTGTCCATCATAAAAATGTAGCATTAATTATCCGCCTTAGGTTTAAGTGCTTTACTCAAAGGTTGTCTTTCTTTAACAGATTCACCACCTATTGTATTTGTAGTAGTGTTATTAACAAACGTTCCTTTTTGTGTATTTCTAGTATCAGTATTAGACATTGTAAGTCTTACACTATCTTCTTGTTTAGCCCAACGTTGGCCATCGTATCTAAATAATCTGTTTGGCATAAAGTCTGTCCTTAAAAAGTAATCACCTTTGATTTGATTCAATGGAAAACTAGATCCATGTCCAAATGATTCTCCGTTTGGTGCAATACCATCGCCTAACAAGTAACCATCATATCCTGATCTTTCTGGAGTTTGGTTAACTCTATCAGCAAGTAAACCTTGTTGTGATATATCAAGTGTGCTAGTATCAGTTGTAACTAGTTCAGGTTTACCAAACTTGTCAACTTGTAGTGTATAAAATTGTTTTGTGTTATAACCTGACTTAGGTGCATCTGCTTCTGCCTGAGCCAACACAGCATTATTAATTTGCATTTCTTGTTCATACGTTGATAGTACATCACGTAAAGTATTACTTGAACCTTCCTCTGATGGTAAGTCAAGTATTTCTTTGAATTCTTGTGAGTCAACAATTTGTTTTAATTTAACTCTATATAAATGTGGATACCAACTTTGTGAAAATCCTTCTGCCGCTCTGTTAACATCTTCTACAACATAAAAACGTTTAAGTGCTACTTGGTAATCATTAAGAGCATACTCATCTTTTAAGTGTGGAAGCTCTATTACGTCACCTGGCATAATCTTACGACCTAATGTTTTTACACTAGTGTTGATAGGTATTGTCATAAACAATGTATCGTTCTGTAAAAACAGTCCAAATTGACTCATATCAAAGTCAATATCCTGTACGTTGTATATGCCACGTATTACATAAATGTCTGGATCGTATTTTCTATCCCTATTTTCAAGGAAAAGCATATCCTGAATATTAGTCTCTTTTACAGCATTATAGCGAGGCTGTGAAGGAGTAGCATCTGCTTCATCTGGATTAGAAGGGCCTAGATATTTGTGTATGAACACATCTGTACCACCAACGGTGAACATTTCCGTGATGGTTTTATCTAGAAATTCGTAATCTTTGCCCTTTTCGGGTTTGTATAAACTGAGTCTTGGCATAACATTAGTATTTATCGAACGTATAAATACATATGGAGAAGAAGATATGTCAGATTTAAAAAGCATGAAACAAGAAGTATTTGATTACATCAACCTAAGTTTAGGTGGTGGAATGGTGGACGTAGAGCTTGATCCAGAGCACTACGAAACAGCATTAAAGAAATCACTTGCAAAATTCAGACAAAGATCTGATAACTCTGTTGAGGAATCATACATATTTTTACCAACAGTTATTGATCAGAATACATATATCCTACCACAAGAAATTGTAGAGGTTAGAAGAATATTTAGAAGAAGTATTGGATCAAGAAGTGGTGGAGGTGATGGTGGTACATTATTTGAACCATTCAACCTAGCATACACTAACACGTACCTTTTAGCAAGTACTAACATGGGCGGACTTGCTACCTATGATATGTTTAGTCAATATCAAGAATTAGTAGGAAGAATGTTTGGTAGTTTTATTGAATTCAAATGGAACACTACAACAAAAGAACTAGTTATACTACAACGCCCTAGAGCAGAAGAAGAATTATTATTGTATTGCTATAACTATAGACCAGATTCAGAATTATTAAAAGATTATCTAGCCCAACAATGGATAAAAGACTATGCACTCGCTACGTGTAAATATATGCTTGGCGAAGCAAGAAGCAAGTTTGCCACTATTGCTGGTCCACAGGGTGGATCAACACTTAACGGTGACGCACTTAAAAACGAAGCAGTCGCTGAAATGGAAAAACTTGACGAAGAACTTAAGACGCAAATAGCAGGTGGTGTTGGATACGGATTCACAATCGGTTAATAAACACTTGACATCTATCTAAATATATCATATAATATTAATATTAACACTAACGAAAGGAACATTGTTCTGATGAATAAATTGTGTTTAATTACTATAATGGCTTTTATGTTGAGTGCTTGTAGCATTCCATCAAATCCTTCATTATCATTTGGTAAGAAGTGTTCGGTGAGTAAGGGTCAAATTACATATTCTTACGTTTGGTTGTATGACAAAGAACTAGGTCTAACAGCAAACAAAGAAGATTGTCAATATATTGAGGAAAAGGACTAAACTATGATTATTGGAATCTGCGGATTGATTGGATCGGGCAAAGACACTATTGCTGATTATTTGATTAGGAAACATGATTTCGAAAAGATTAGTTTTGCTGATAAACTCAAAGACTCTGTAAGCACCATGTTTGATTGGGATCGTGAATTGCTAGATGGCAAGACCGATGAGAGTAGAGCATGGCGTGAAGAAGTAGATGAGTATTGGACAAAAGAAACCGGTGAAACCATTACCCCTAGATTAGTACTACAGTTATTTGGTACAGAATGTATGCGTGATGGTTTCTACGACGGTATATGGGTTAGCTTAACAAAGAAGAAAATACTAGATAATCCAGACAAGCACTTTGTAATACCAGATGTACGTTTTCCAAACGAAGCTAAAATGCTATATGAAGTAAAAGGCCAAGTATGGAGAGTAGTGCGTGGTGAAGATCCTAAATGGTTTATTGACTATAGAGACTATGGCATAGAGCCTAAAGACGTACACCCTTCAGAATGGGCTTGGGCTAAAACTAAATTTACACATATTGTAGATAATAACAAAACAGTAAATGATCTTAGAAATCAGGTACAAGATCTCCTTGCTTCCACTTAAATCCTTCTTTATATAAAATCTTAGTACAATTAGCACATACAGTTTTTAAGTTGCTATATCTAACATTATTCATATCACCATCAACATAGTATACTGAAAACTGTTCTTTGTGTTTGCTTTTGTATCCACACTTATCACAAACCTTCTTTTGCTCATACCCTGCTTGTTTCCACTTGGGTGGGCTATATCGTACCTTACCATATCTGGTACAGGCTTCACACTTACTACGATAGAAAGTTTTACCTTTCTTTTTATAGTTTATAGCAACAGGTCTTTGGCCACATTTACATAAAGGTCTCATATATGTATTTACCTGCCCTTTGTGACCCCTTTTTCAGGGTAGTTATAGCCGTGAATTGTGAGTTTTGGTATAAATAATAGTAACAAGCATTATGCTAACAGGAGAAACAAAATGGCTTTAGTATCACCAGGAGTACAGGTTTCCGTAATAGACGAAAGTTTTTACACGCCGGCGGAACCAGGTACAGTACCAATGATTTTTGTTGTATCTGCTCAAGATAAAGTAAACGCATCTGGAACAGGAACAGCAACGGCAACAACAAGTGCGAATGCGGAAAAACCGTATTTAATAACTTCACAAAGAGAATTAGTAGAATTGTTCGGAGATCCAACTTTCTACACAGATACAAATAATAATGCGTTACATGGTAACGAGCTAAATGAATACGGATTACAAGCGGCCTACTCATACTTGGGTGTGGCAAACAGAGCTTACGTAACTAGAGCAAACTTAAACACTTCAGAGTTGGTTGCAACTGCAACTGCTCCAGCGGCAAGTCCAGCAGACGGAACA